CGACGCCCGAAGCGTGAGAAAATTCTCCGCCCGCTACAGTGTAATACCCTTCGGCATGACTGCCCGTGCCTATAGCCTGAGTATATCCGCCCTCGGCGTGCGAATATGTACCGCTTGCCACACAGTCTGTCCCTTCGGCATGACAGGACGGATTTGATGCTACAGTGTTGCTCCCTTCCGCATGGCTGTACGGTGCGCTCGCCGTAGTCTTATACCCTTCGGCGTGCGAATAGTACGCCGAAGCGACATTGTTTTGATAGTCGTTGAACACCTCGCAGTTTCTGTCGGTGTTGGTGAACTTTCCGACACCGCCGGCATCTGAAGCCGTTTTACCCACACCATCAAGACGCTTTTCGGTCTTACTCTTAATCTGCACCGGTACTTTAGTTGCCGTTTCTTCATCCGCCGCTAAAGTTGCCGCCTGAGATGCACTTACAGTTGCTTCATCTGTCAGTTCCGCAAATGCACAACTTACCTTATGCGCTCCTCTGTACTTCCACACAAGCGATGTCGGGAAGAAAGCTATTGTGCGGTTTACATCTATCTTTCCGCCGTTGCCACAGAGCGTATCAAAGCATTCTATGGCAGGATTTCCGTTGAACGAAAACTCCACACAGCGCAGTGCAATATTGATCGTGTCCGCACACGCTTCAAATGCGGATTTGCGTTCAGCGTCCGATACAGACCGCAAAAGCGGATTTTCGGGAAGAAATAACGTTGCTTTCCGTGCCACTGTATCCTCAAGCGCCGAATTGTTGGCATAAACATATTGCTCACCGTCAAAGGTTGTAGAAAAGTACTTTGTCAGCGCTCTGAGATCAAAAAACTCCGTGCCGGTACGCTCATAGCCCTCGACCGTATAATCTGCGTCGTATACAAGCACACCGTCAACGGTTTTCTTCTTTTCCTTGAGTTTAACAATTTCAAGCTTGCCGTACCTGTCAATTCTTGCCGATGCCGCCATAAGCGCACAGCACCACTCTATCAGATCTCGGTACGTCTGCACGGACGAAGAAACCGTTGAATCCACTATCTGATTGTAGTTCGGATATGAACTGAAATCTGTTGTAGTAAGCGTTATTCCGACATCTGCGGCAAGATCCTTTATGTGCTGCTGCACCGTCTTTTTTCCGCCCGAATACGCCGATATATCAACGTCAAACTTTGTGCTGTCATCAAAAGCCGTCAGCTTGTGGATACTGCCCTTGCGCTTTGTAAGGCTGTTGTCTACCGTAAATCTGCCAAGCGGCACACTTTCCCATGTGCCGTCGGCAAGCTGTATTTCGTATTTCGGCGTTATCCTTGCATTCGCATAAGTCCGTGACAAAAAGTTATCGTCATACACCGTTATATCAAGCTGATTTGTGTAGAACGTGCCTATTTCAAAGGTATCACCCGATACAAGCTGTTCTTTCAGCGTGACGCTGTTGTTAACAATAATGTCATCGGTTATGTTTATCGTTTCACCGTCACAGAGTTTAATTGTACCTGCAATGCGGTCTGTGCGGTTTTTATCCTTAATCGCCGCCGTATAAGCGGCTGATACATCAAGCATAGAATCACCTCTTAATATTCGATAAAGTTTACGCTTAAATCCCACAGCGTTTCTGCGGCGGTATCGGCGTTAAGCACCATAGTTGCGCTTCTGTCGCCGGCGTACATTGTGCAGGTCTTTGTACTCGCTGTGGTCGGGTCGAAAAATGTTACAGAAAACGAATCGGGAGAAATCGCATTTGCTATAGCGGAAAGCTGCGACCTGTTCACCCTCCAAGTTACCTGTATCTTGTACACGCCTTCTCTTATGCGATTGCGAAACATCACGCCTGTTTCACTTCTGCCGCTGTCCTCACTGTCAAGGTCGGAGCGCTGTACGCCGTATGATTTGGGCGAAATCGGTGTGAAGCTGCCGAATTTTATAAGTGTCTGCATATTAGCTCCTCCCGTTAAGTCTGCGGTTTCTGACAGCGTTATAACGTGCTACGGTTTCACCGACCGTATCTCCGTCTATATCGACCGTGACGTGTATATCTGCGGATTGATCGCCTGCACTGTCTGACATAGCCGAGCGTACAGCGTTATATATCGCTGTTTCTATGCTTGACGAGTTTGCAACTGCGGTACGGTTACCGATAGTGCCGACAAGCTCAGGACCTCGTTCGTTTGCTATGAACAGATCGCCGTAATCGGGGAAACCGCCGTCGGCGTAACCGAGAATGCCGAGTGAACTTATATCTGCCCATGTAGACTGCCCTTTTAGACGACGCTTAAGAACAGGGTCAACCTCGTCATTTTTTATCCGCATAGCCGTTGTTTTTGCAAACTCATAAAGTGAAGCACCGTAATTGCCTTCATCAAACCATTTTTTCAGTTCTTCGTCATTGTTAATGTTAAAATGACTGACTGTTTCGCCGTATGCATTGTCTGCACTTGTGCTGTCGTTTTTCACCATCCAATCCCGCATATACGTCAGCATTTCGCTGTATGTGGTGTTATATTTCTGACTACGTTCCGTCTTACCGGCAGTATCATTTATTACATTACTTAGCATTACACCTGCCTGATAGCATAACTCAGCACATTTGTCAAATGACTTTTGAAATGATGTGCCAAGCAGTTTGTCAACTTCACCGATGATTTTGCTACAAATTGTAGTTATACTGGGTGCTATATTAATAAACGAATTTTTTACAAATGCAAATACATCATCAATCGCCTTTTCTATATCTCCATTGCTGATGTCCGTAACTATGTCACCGATAAAATTGCCTAAATCCTTTAGCCATTTATCAAGATTAAAACCAAACATTTCATCTATTCCGTCAAAGAAAGGCTTTAACGTAGTGCTAAGATTGTTAAATAATGATTTAATAGAATTACCTATTTCACCGCTTTTCAATTTTCCCAAGAGCTTGTTTAATTCGCCCCAGATATTAGAAAAATCAATATCAAATGATAACGAACCTAAATCTATATTTTTAGTCTTCTCTTGCACATCACTCAGCGCATCAGCAAGGCTCTCCGCATTATCCACATCATCGCTTGATACCACGCTTGAAGCAAGCGTACCGGAATTTCCCGACAGTCTGTTAAGCTCGTCAAAACCTGCAAGACTGCGTTTTACGCTGTCTGTCAGATTATCTGTGCTTTCTGCAACATCATCAACACCTTTCGCCGCCTTGTTTGCCGCTTCATTTTCTTCTTTCAGCTTTTCGGAATTGTCGTCTATGCCCTCAGTACCTTTATTCGTGGCTATGCCGAGTAACGCCAGCGCACCGACTATTATTCCTATCCAGCCCATAGTAGCTTTTAAAGCGCTTGCATATGTCAACTGCTTCGGTATAAGTATGTTCAGTACGCCGGTATATGCAAGTTTTGCGGCTCTCATAAGCCTTGTTGCCGCCGTTACAGCAGGTATTGCCACAGCCATACCGATAGCGATTTTAAGCATTGTCTGCTGAGCAGGCGTTGCCGCTTCGATCTTCGCCTGTATATCCGCGACAACACTGCCAAGCCCTCCTACAGCTTCTGCCACCGTCATTATAACAGGCTTTAATGCGTTAAGAGAACTTGACAGCACAGGGAGTACGCTCTGAGCAAGAGGCAGGAGTGCTGTGCCCGCTTCTGCAGCAAAATCCTCAAGCTCCGCTTTAAATGTAGTAAGTGCACCCGAATAGGTATCATTTTCCTTTGCGTAGTTTCCTGCTGCATAGTCCGACTTATCAAGGAACATCTGCATAGCGGCATTGACCTTCTGCTGTGTGGTTTCAAGTTTGCCGAGTCCCTTTTCCTGTGCGTATATCTGTAAATTCGTGTCGTTTATGGCAACACCGAGATTATCCATCATTGTAAAGTTGCCCTTAGCCATACCTGCGACCGCTTCCATAGCACTGTCAACGGATATGCCCATAATACTTGCCACATCAGACGCTCGTTGCATAGACTGCGTTACCATATCGGCAGACTGTGCCACCGAAAAGCCCGAACCCTGAAAGAGCGCACCCATTTTTGTGGCGGTCGCAAGATACTTGCTCTGCGAAAGTCCAAGCGAAGAAGCGGCAGTTTCTGCGGTTTTCTGAATCGTGCCGGCATAATTCTTGAATACCGACTCCGAACCGCCGATGTTCTGTTCAAGGTCACCTGCAAGGCTTATAGCATTCTTTATCATTGCACCTATACCGAGCGCAGATAATCCCGAAGCAAGCGTCTTAAAAGCACTCAGCGTTCCGGCAGAGGTGTCTTCGCTCTGCCTTTGCATATTCGCAAGGTTTTCATTCACCCTTCGTATCTGACGGTCGAAATCATCCTGATTCGCCCTTACTATAACGTTCAGTTCTTCTACTGTCACTTACTGTACCTGCCTTTCGTAGCCGCCGCATATTCAGCCATATTCTGCTTTGATAACTCCCAGTCCGACACTGGTATTCCCTCTGACTTATCACGTCCGTACAGTTTAGGAAATGCCTTTTCTATGCTGTGCGGATATTGCCTTGGAACGTTGACACCTATGGCAACAAGCTGACCGATGCTATAAGCAAAGGCACACATCAAGCGTTCGTTAAGCTCAGTGTGTGCCTTGTCGTATTCATTTTTTGCCTGTATCGCCTGCGTTATTTCTCGTACCGATAAATCCCAGAAATCTTTATGCGTTATTCCTGCCGTCAGTGCCGGGCGGTAGAGATCTGCTATCAGCTCTCCTGCACTGCTCCACTCTCTGCCTTTTCTGCGAGCGCCAGCAGTTTTTCTGCCTGCTGACGCTTGAAAAAACCCGACACCGTAAGCGTTTTAAAGAGTATCTCCGCCATATCTGAAAGATCGCCGCCTGCGTCTATGTAATCGTCATAGATCTCCTGCGCCTTTCTGATGTCGATATTCGCCTGAAAGCGATTTAATGCTCCCCACAGATACAGCGTCACTGTTTCGAGCTTGTCAAAATCCGCCATACCCGCAACAAGCGACTTGCCTGTTTTCTTTTCGATCTCAATTGCCGATGAAGCCGAGATCTTGAGCTTGTACTCGGTGTCACCGATTTTCAGTGTTTCGTAAGGTAATCTGTTTTCTTCCATTTTAATATCCTCCTTAATGGAAATTGTAGTAATGTATAAAAATACCGCCCCTTTCAGAGCGGTACAATTATTAAGTTGATTTAAATCAGCGTCTTAAAGCGTTCCACAGCCTTGTCATTATACATAAAGCTGTCAACCTCTTTATTGCTGTACTGTGATTTGGAACGATACCAAGTACCGTATTCTTCGGTTTTCATACCGTACTGATTCGACAGTTTGCCGATTCTCTGAGCTGATACGCCGAACATCTCTCCTATTTCAGTAGCGGTATACATCTTCTGTTCCGACTGAGGAAGCGGTATAAGCTGGAATCCTGTTAATGCTTCGGCGGCTTTTGCTACCAGTATATTTTTGTATTCCGAAGAAAGCGTATCAACTTTTGCGAGTTTTAAAAACGCATTTGATAACCGCACTCTTGCGTTGGTTTCCTTTATCTCAAGTGCCTTGTTCGGTTTTGCATTATACTGTCCCGTCTTTCTTATTGTCGGTAAGACTTCGGAAGTCACCCATTTACGAAACGGTTTTGCTTGCGGCTTGTCAGAACGAAGAATCACATTGTATAATCCGCTTTCGTTGATAGCATACATTTCTCGGCTCTGACCACCTGAGTGGAGTCTAAGTCGGGTCAGCTCATCTTCGTCCAGTCTTTCCGCTGTTCGTCTTGTATCAGACAGTTCAAGCACTCGGCATACATCTGAAAGCACCCACCAAGCTTCGCCGTCTTTTTCCACTGTTCTGACCTGCAAACCGTTGTAATCGAATATCTGTAACTCGTTCATGCGCTCACCGCCTTTTTATCGTTAGCCTTGCTTTCTCTTGCTTCCTTAAATGCTCTCTCTTTAATTTTCTCAAGATTACCTGCATTCTCGGTCGCAATCATAGCGAGATAGTGAATGAAATCAGTGAAATCTGACAATTCAACTTCTTCATTAGCTATAGCGGCAAGCCTCATCAGCTCAATACCCTGCGCAATAGCCGTGTTTTTGTTCGTAGCTTCTTCGAGTTCCAGTAAATTACTCATAATATTACTTCCTTTCTAACTTGACAGGAAGGCTCTATCCGAGTATAATAGATTTCAGATAGAGCAATCTGTCTGTTGGATAACGGTAACGCTTTACTTCCTACTGTGTGCGGCGTTGCCGTTATTTTTGTTTGCCTTCAACCTCTTGCTTAACCTTTTTGATACCTAACCGAATAACATCGCTTCTTGTTAATTTAGTTTTTTCGCAGCAAAACTCTAAATCCTCAATAGTTTGCCTATCGGCACGAATTTTCAGTTGAATATCCTTAGGGTTATCAGCTTTAGGTCTGCCTGTACGTGGCGACATTGCTTCACCTCATTTCTTGTGTACACGTTTATTATATCACTGTGTACACGAAAAGTCAAGAGGTTTTTAAAAAATTTTTGCATAAGAAAAGCACACCCTTTCAGATGTGCTTGATCTTATACCTTACCGATTACTCATCAATGCAGTATCCGTGCGATACTCGCTATGTTAAGGAACATTACAGCAAAACCGATTATCGAAATAATCAGGAAGAAAAGCGCTACACTCTTGATTGACTTCACATCTTTTCTCATTCTTGCCTGCTGTGCGTGTTCACCCTCAAGCTCGCTTACAAGCTGTTCGAGCTTGTCATTTGTTCTTGCATTCTCGATAAGTAATAACTGCGTGATTTCATCGTTTGACTTAATCTCGTAGTACTTGTTCTCCTTGACGCAGAAATATACGTTATCGGGCAATTCTCCGCCGCTTGCTTTTATTTCGGCACAAGCCACCTGTACGTTTTCGCCGCAAGGTTCACCTACAACATAGTTGTAGTGGTTAAGGTAGTTTTCTAATTGCTTAGTCATTATATTCCCTCCGTGATACTATATTTGTATCTATAATACCACGAAGGGTTATAAATGTCAAGTTATGCCGCAGCAGTTACGTCCTCAAGCTCTGTAAGAGGTGTGCTTCTGAGCGTGAATTTCAGCGCGGCATTGACCTCTGCCGCAGAACGCTTTACCGATACCTTCGAACTCCACTGATAGCCCGTATTATCCGGATAAATCAGCTTGAACCACACTGTAGCGTTCGATGTCTGTAACGCTCTCAGCGTGGAATACGCCGCCGCTACGTCCGCTTCTGACACGGCAGGATTTTCATCTTCATCGTTATAAAAGAACGTGAAGTCCAGATCGCCGTAGTCCTTGACACCGGGTATGTAACGCTTCGCACCGTCCGCAAGGTTCGTTACATCGACCTTTTCGGGATCACCGCCCATATCGGGAGTTGACTGTAAGCCGTACAGCGTCTTAAATGTGCCTGTCTTTGTGTCGGCATACTGTAATTTTGTGCCTTTTGATAAAAGTTCCATAATACTTTTCCTTTCTTATCAAGGGCTATAAACCCTGTGATTTAACTCGTCTATTTTTGCGGAAAACCGCATACATTTACGCTGTAATTCGCCGTCGGGCATCATCTGTCCGAATATACGGCGAAAGCCTTTTGATACCAGTACAGCGTTTATCTGTGCCGACATATCGCCTACCACAGCAGGCGTTTCCGCCTTATCCCACACATCAATCTGTACCGTGATAACCGACAGCCGCTCCGCACCGTGAAGTACGGTATCGCTCTGATTTGCTATCTCACTTAACGTAATGACAGGAAAATCGGCTGTGGTGTCTGGGAACTGCAATTCCACCGTGCCTATATCGGCAAGCATATCAGCAATTGTGGGTATAATATCTATCATGCCATTGCGCTCCTTATCGCTCTTGCGAGCTCAACCTTGCAGAATTTGAAAACATACTCCCTGTTGCCAAGCAAGGCTGGGTAAAGATACGGCTTCGGCGGTGCGCCGTTTGTTGTGTGCCAGTTGCCCTTTGCGTCCTTGTATCTCCACGGTTGCATCGTGTGAGGTACACCCGGTGCGCCGAGCTGACCTGTGCCGAACTCCACAAACATGGCATATTCAACATTAGTACCGACCGCCCAGACCTTAGGCTCAAGGTGCTCTGTAGAGATACTGCCTTTCAGCCTTCCCGTATCATACGGGCAGTTTACCTTTGCGTCACGCTTTATCTTCTGAACGCCCTTACCTATGCCCTTGTCTATCGCCGCATCTACGCTTCCGCCGAGCCTTGCAAGCTTAACCATAAGCCCTTCAAGCCCTGATATTGATACTTCCATGCTTATGTCCTTTCTGCCGTTGCGCTGTCGTGCATAGTATAATGCGAAATGGAGAGTATCTTATAATCTGCTCCGTCACACCTTACTATATCTCCGACTTTAAGCGTGTCTTTATCCGTTGTTGCTATCGTCAGCATACCGTGTATCCTCTCGCCGTACAGTTCGACAGAAACGCTGTCGGTTACCGGCTTTACAACAGCAGATATTGTCGCTACCTGTTTAAGCTCCGACACAGTTCCCACATAGTCGCTTTTCTTTGATACCTTGCGGTATACGGGAATTTCTCTTGTATCAACCGTCATCATTCGCACGGATAACACCGACCTTTCGGGGATAATTCTGCAATCTTTTCTGCATATCGGGCGGCAAGTCGGACACAAAGGAACGGGAAATACCGCCCTCGCTGCGAGCGGTTTCTCCCTCTGCACCCCGTCTGTTATAGGCTATAACCGCAAGCTCTGTCTGCACGCTGATAAGCCTTGCAGGCAGTTTTTCTCTGCCGATAACGTCAAGGATAGTGTCCTCTGCGCTGTCAAGCAGCACGGCAAGCAGTCCGTCCTGCTTTTCATCGGAAATGCCAAGACGGATTTTAAGCGTTTCCAGTGCTGTCATTGTTTTTCTCCTTACGATGACGACTTAGGCAGTATCTTAATGCCGGTCAGCACACCTGCTTTTTTGGTGTTCTTGAGCGCAACACCGGCGATAAGTTCAACGTCACCTTTCTTTACCGCTCCGGGTGCTGTGAGGTCGGGCATATAAGAGGATATTACCTTTGTGCCTGTAGGCGAAATACCGTGGAAAGCGTCAAGACCTATCTTTATTGCGTAAATATCCGTTGTACCGTAAGCGGTAGTTGAGGGCGCTGTAGTATCAACAATATCTACCGAAGCTGTACCGTTGTAATATTCACCGCAGTCGAGCAGTGCTATGCCGTTGTAGTATTCAACAGGAGTACCGAACGAATCTTCGTTTCTGCTGTAATAGCCTGCTCTCCTTGCACACGCTCTGAGTTTTGCCAGCATTTTTCCGTTCATAAGGAGCATATCAGGCTTGCCGTCAAGAAGTGAAAGGAAGCTGTCAAGTTCATCAAGGAACGCATTATAGTTAGTATCGGTAAGTGCCGATGTTGAAAGGTCCGCCGTTGACGTTACCTTTGTGTCTGCTGTTGAAAGTATCTTCTTTAATCCGTCAAACGTGCCTGTTACATAGCCTGCGCCCGAAGCGGCAGATGTGCCGTTAATAACAAGGTTCGTAAAATAGTTGGACGTTGCCTTTATCTTCTGCTCTGCCTGGAATGCGAGTTCATCAACTGCGCCGCTTGTGTTGGCTATAACTCTGTCAACCTCAAACGAACCGCCCATGATAACCGCTTCCGTCGTTTTCTTTTCTCTCTTTGCTTCGCTCGCCGTGTACTCACTGTTTATGGTACGCACCGAAGCGGTAGCAGGTGTTTTTAGCTGTACATATCCGTATGACAGCGTTGAACCGTTAGTGCCGGGTGAAATTGAATTGTCAAATACAAGCCTGTCAAGGAGAAGGCTTGAACGTCTGAATGTGTCGATTACCTGCTGATCCACCTTATCAGCCATACCGACTTTTGCTTCTGCGAGTGTGATTGCCATAATTTTTTACCTCTTTCTGATTATTTTCCTGCCTGCTTCATTCTCAGGGCTTCGGCAAGAGAGGCAGGTTCAGTTTTGCCCTTGCCCGATGCGCCTATTTTCGGCGGATTGCCCTTCATTCTTTCGTTGACCGCACATTCAACGGCTTCGGCAAATGCCTTGCTGACCGTTTCAATGCTTGTCCTGCATTCATCCGCACCGGTATAGTCAAGCACAGCGGCAAGCCCTACGGGAAGTCCCTTATCCGCAAGCTGTACCTTAGCTTCCGCCATAAGTTCACGCTTTGTAACCTCCGCCTCACGCTTTGCAAGCTTTTCCTCAGTCTGCTTACGCTGGTATTCCGCTTTCTGCTCTGCGTTCATTTTTTCGAGCTTCTTCGCCTCCGAGAGCTTCTCGTCTGCGTCCTTCTGCCACTTTGTTTTTGCTGTTTCCAGTGCCTTGCTTACACGCTTATCAAACTCAGACTGCATATCCTTGTCCTTTAACATATCGTCAAAGGTAGGCTTCTGCGATGCGTTATCCTGAGCGTCACCGCTGTTATCGGCAGTCTGATCGCCGGGAACGTTTGCGCTTGTGCCACCGTTCTCTGCGCTTTCTGCGAAGTGCTGTAAGCTGATGAAAATTCTTCTGTTGTTCATGTTTCTGTCCTTTCTCCGCCCACCGTGTTCATTGCCCACAGTGTTCGGAATAATTTGTTTTTGGGTATAAAAATACCGCCCTTTTTAAGAGCGGTAAAATTATTAAGTTTGGTTCTGATTTGTGCTGAACTTCACAAAAAACGGCTGTTTTTGCAAAGTTCGTGCTAAAAATCAGCTATAATTGCAAATAAACTCTGCAAGTTAACATTTGGCTTGATATAGCCGTTTGTTATATCGTTAGTGCGTACCGTGCAAGTTAAAATCAAATGCAATCGATTGCACACGGGTATAAGAAAACCGCTCACTGCTGTGGGCGGTTTTTACGAAACTTACTATGCGGTTTCCCGCTTCTTTTTTGCTTCTTTTTCAAATTTGTCTATTTCTTTCTGCAATTCTTCTTTTGACATTTTCTTTATGTCATCAGGAATAATGACCCTATCATCAATAAAATATTTCTTTTCATTCATTACAAAGCACCTCCCATACGCTTATATCATATGTTTGCGATAACTTATTCAACGCTTTCATTTGAGCGTCATATTCATCAAATCCATCTTTTAAGAAGCTTTCAATGTACATATTATAAATGCGCTCATTAACTTCTTCATTAGCAGTATATCCAAAAATTTTGCCGTTATGACACGCAATAAATCCTTTTTTATAGCCGTTTTTAAAGCAAGAGTTTAAATCAGAAATACTTGGCGGCATACTGCTTGGATGAGTATGAAGTGTAATCGCATTTTGCTGGCTCAGTATTGCCTTTTTTATTTTATCAGTATATATAATAGTTCTTTCATCTGTACTATCTGTCACGGAAAGAAGTATTCTGCCTGTCTCGCTGTCAATCCAATACATATCCTCATACGCAGTACCGCTACGATGTTTAAGCGCTGTTTTTGCACAATTATAAAGTGACCTGTTGACCTCCGAATTATCAGTCATATTGTCAAATTTTCTTCGGTATTCTCCACTTTCAATATATGTATTATTGATAGTTGTCGATTTGTTTCTTCCGTATCTCTGATTTTCAAGAGCCACTTCATCACTTCCTGCTTTAATTATACCACTTTCCCCCGATTTGTCAACACCATTGCTTGCAAACCTCATCGGTTTACCCGCACTTCCTGCAACGTACCGCCACTTGCCGTCCTCGCCCTGCTGTAAGTTCCGTTCCCACTCGTCAAAGTCAACATCTGCGCCTATCTCATCACCCAGTTCGGCAAGTTCTTTGTCAAGGTCCTCCTCGCTCGGCAGGACAGGGAGCGTTGTAGAACGGCAGAACGGGTGCATAGGCGGAAGATTTACACCTGCCTGTGCGCTGTTACGCTTGAACACCTTACCATCAAGCTCACGGCAGAGGTCGCTTGTGCGGCTGTCAAGGCAGGCGGAAAACTCGTATTCGTCGATGTCAAGTTCACGGTAGCCGTCCAGCTCCGCCATATTCGCAACGCAGGTAGTTTCCGTCCGGACAAGCCTGCGTGCCTCGAAAGCGCCGACACCGCAACGGTTCATTATATCGTCCGCCATGTGCTGCTCGGACTTTCCTGCCATAATACCCACAAGCATATCGTGCTTCAGCCCGTCTGCAAGTGCGTTTGTGTTATCCCAGACACGCTCGGAGAACATCTGACCGCTCCAGTTGGTCGACAGGATAGCTTTCACACGGCTTTCGGGAATTAAATCAAATGCCGCACGGTAATCTGCACCCTTTGTCACATCGAAAACCGTCTGCATATACGCACTCTGAATTATATCGCCCAGATGCGCCGTATCAACGCCTATTTCGGCGTTTGCAAGGCGCGAGCACATATCACTTATCTTGCTGTCAAGATCGTTTAAGCGCCCTATTCTGTGGGCGTATGCAGGCGATGATAACAGTGTTTCAAGTTCCCGCTTCTTCTGCTCATCGGTGCAGGTGGCAAGGGCGGTCTTCATCTGTTCAAACATCGACTTGCCCGGTGCATTTTTGAGCATTGTTTCAGCTTCGGCAATACTCAGTTCAAACTTATCGGCAAATGTACTCAAAATGCCATTCGCTTCCCCTTGCAGATACCGAGCTGTTGCATAATAAGCCTTGCCGAGCGTATCGGCGGTGCTTTCCGCTTTTGCCGTGTAGCTTACCATTCGTCCTGCGGCTCTGTCCTCCCAGTATTTCTTACTCGGATTCTTCATTGCTTTCGCCCCTTACAAGCGGTGTGTTCATAAACATCTGCTGTTGCGCCGCTATAGCGTCCTGCTTCTGCTGTCTGAGTTCTTCTGCGGCACTCTGAGGATCCTTGACAAACGGCAGGAGCGACAGCAACGTTTCCTGCGGCACTTTACCGTCAAGCGTTGCCACCACCTGAGATAATTCAAGCTCATTTTGAGGAAGCGAGCGTGTAAAGTTTATATCAATCTGCTTCGGATCGATATAACCGCCCTTTATGCCGATTATGTTTGACAGGCATTCAAGGCGGTAACGTAATCCCTCGGTGAAATACCGCTCCTTTGTCTTGGTAATCTGTTCAAGATTCAGAAGCTTGTACTTCATCGCAACACCCGAAGCATTCCCTGCAAAACTTTCGTCCGACATATCGGGTACGCCCGAAATCTTGTGAATGTCGGTAACAATACTCTTTCTAAGCACTTCCACGCTCGTTTCGTCGAACTGCCGTGTCAGAAATCCTATTTCGCCGTCCTGCGACAGTTCAACGACCCTGTTGCGCTGAATATCGCTGTAGGTTTCAGCCTTTTCATCGTCTGTTTCACCGAGTATCTGACCTTTGATGTACATCAGGCTGTCAACGAACTGCTCCTTGTCATTGACCCTGTCTGACTGCAACGTGTTATATGCGTCAATAAGGCTTATGACCTGCTCGAAATCGCCCTGTCGCTGACCGTCATTATAGATCTCATTCAGCGGTACTTTGCCGAAATAATGCAGTATTATCTCGCCCTCCGATTTAAGTCCGAAGTTGCTTGTAAGTTCAAAATCCTGCGTTATCGTATCGGTCATAAGCTGACACTTGAAGCACTTTGGCGTACTGTTGCCCGGCTCGAAAACGGGGTAATAATACACCGCAAATACGGGATTTTGCTCCACAGTATCATCATAAACGACAAAAGCGGACAGCGGAGTGATACGGGCAAGCTTCGGACGGCTGTCAGCGTCCATATAGATAAGTTCGTAGGCTCTGCCGAATATTGCGGCATCAAGCGCAAGATCTGCGTCCTGCGTACTGCTGTCGGCATAAGAAAGGCAATCGGTTATTGCCGTAATATCCGTATCATCTTTACCGCTGTACGCTACCGGTGTAGCTATCAGATACGAAGATGTGAATTTTGCGATATATGCGGCGTGGTTTATCATAACACGGTTGTTGCTCAGCATATCGTCACTTTTACGTCTGTCGCAGATGTGCTGTCTGCCGCAGTAGTAATTATCCAGCATAGCAAGACGTGGCATTTCATACTTATCGTGCTTTTCTATGTAATCCCGTGCTGCTTTCGGCGTTATCATCTCCGCCGTTTTATCTGTTGTGAAAATCGGTGATGTTATCATAAAATCTCCTTAATAAATGCCTAATTTCCGCTTGCTGAGCGTTGATTTCACTATCTTCCTGCCGATATAGTCCTCAAGGGCATAACGGATAGCGTCAATAGTGTGGTTATTTCTGTCGGGGAAGTCCGCTTTCAGTTCTCCCCTGCTGTCACGGTCAAGTTCATATTCGTTGAACTCACGGGCGGCATTCGGGCAACGTGTGCCGTCAATAACGATTTCTTCGAGGTTCTGAAGCCACGTTATACCGTGCTCAACGCTTCCGGGTCCTTTGATAGCTGTTCGTATGCGAAAACCTCTGTCCCGAAGTTCATCGTTCGAGCGTGGCTCGGCAGATTCGGCAATGATTGTACCGTTTTGAGTGTTTTCCTTACGGATTGCGCTTGCAATAACGTCATACTTTGCGGCGCATTTAAAAAATTCGTAAAAAATAAACAGCCTATTTCGCTTGCTGTCGAAATGAGCTGTTATATATACAAACGGATCAGCGCCGTAGCCCCAGTCTATACCACGCTTGATATGGTCGAATGACTTGATTTCCTCGTCCGTGATAGGACGGATAGTAATGTTTGTGAACACCTCTGCGCCTGTTCCGGTCACCTCTCCGAGATATTCATGCCTGTACTGCTCCGGCTTTGTTTGTTCAAGATGCTGGGCTTCAATCAGAAACTGTTCGCCCAGCCATTCAGGCGGTACAGAACGATAGTCGCTGTGATGCACCACCTTATCCGGTCGGGGAACAAGCACCTCGCTGTTTATCCAGTTCCGTTGTGACTTTGGCGGATTGAACGTGTAAAAAACGGTGTATGTCGCACCGCCTCTGAGCAGGGATTGATTGATAGTGCGTATCTCTTCCATACCGCCGAACTCGTCCGCTTCTTCGTACCACACATAGCGGATATAACCCTTTCTGACTTTGGTCGATTTCAGCTTTTTCGGCTTATCTGCGCCACGGAATAAAATACGCTGTCCTGTCGGCGTGTAGACAAGTTCAAGCGGCGACTGCTTGCACTGCCATAAGTGCGACACGCCGAGCCTTTCTATTGCCCACAACAGCTGTTCATACACGCTGTCTTTCAGATATAGACCGACTTTACGGATGACGACCGCATTCGCCATAGGGTCTTTCATCATACCAAGCGGTATCTCTGTTGATGCAAACGAGGATTTTGTCGAGCCTCTGCCGCCTTTGAGCCAGTAGTGCGTGTGCCTGTCTGCCTTTATATCCTTGTGCAGATCGTAGAACGAGGGAGCAATGATGTCGCTTAGCTTAACAGTCGTCAACTATCTTCACTCCCAAATCCCCGTCAATGCTGATCTTCTGCGTGTACTCCCCCGTCATCTTATTCAGCGTGTCAATAGCTCTGATACGGTCCGACAGCTCGTTCTGTTTATCCTTAGCTATATCGGAAAGTATCGCCTGCCGTTCTCTTGCCGTCATTATTCGGGCAGTCTGGGCGGCTTCGGTTAATTCACGGATATAGTCTGCTATGTTAGTATTTTTTAGTAATTTGTCAGCGTTCTGACCTGCGTATTTCTCGCTGTATCCCGCCTGTATTGCACTCTGAGCGGCGTTACCGCACTGAGCGTAGTATTCGGCGAATTTCTTCTGTCTTTCGGTCACGGTAACACCGTCCTTTCTTTTGGGTATAAAAAATAACCGCTCCGGTTAGGGAGCGGTTATATTTTATATTTCATCAATCATAGTTTGTAATTTATTTCTAATATTGATAGCTGAAGCTAAAATATCTTTTTGTTCATCAGACAACATATTTGAATCACGTAGCAGTTCACTAATAAAAAATGATATTTTTCTACGATAGTAATTTAGCTCATCTTTATCAACTTTTTGACGGCTAATTGCTTTATCAATATCATTTTGCAAATCGAAATATCTAGCAAGTATGTAATCGTTAGACGTAATAGGAACATTCAATTTTCTACTTTGCATCACTTGTGATTGTTCCAATCTTCTTACTGTGCTTAAAATTGAAAGTAACAACTTTTCTGAAATCTGCTTATCATCATTTTCACTCTGCACTTCAATAGTAGCAGGACGCATATTCGCAATCGACATTAATGAAATACTATCTTCTTTAGCTGTTGATATTATTGCTTCTGAAATATTGTTTTGGGACGCAATAACGTCTTCATAGATGCGTCTACTATTATAGAACACAGTATTGATTGCTGAGACATCAAATATAGGTTGAGATTTCTCATCTTGTATTAAAACAACTTTTTTACCATAAGCCTGTCTTATGCCTAATTCATACATGACATTAGGGTTTCTTGAGCTTAAATCACATACTGCCATTTCACACTCGACAAGATTATGTAATATTTTATCAATTATACTATCACAAATACGATCATCATCCACTCTATAAGGTTCATAGCCTGCTTTTCTTACAGCAGGTGCTATTATCGTATCATAAACTTGCTTAAAATGATTCTCCGAATAGCCATCTGGTGTAGATATGGGCATAATTATAAAACATTTTTTATTATTTTGGACTTCAGAATCACTTTTTGATTGTTTTACATTTTGTTCACTCATCATTGACACCCCCAAAAAATCACCAGTTTTCTACATTATAACCGATTATTTTGGAGGTGTCAACAATTTATTTATATTTTGTCATTTTAAATTATAACACCCTTAAAACGAACAAAACGAACAACATTAACGCAAATACCGATTTATTCGCATTCTCACACTGTCGGGTGTGTTATCTCCGCCGATTTCTACCGCAGTTCTCACCATTGTATAGCCTTGTATGTACCTGTAGTAGAACATATCCCTTGTCTGATTGTCCGCAATATTGCCGATGAAGCGTTCTACTTCTGCTTTCTGTGCTTTAAGTTCGGACAGTCTTCTTTTCTTGGCAAGGTGTGTATCGTTATCTGGAACGCCGGAAATCGTGACGCTATGTTTGACATAGGGGTACTCGCTCTGCGAACCCTGCGTGCTGTCGGTTACTGCCGCATCATTCAACTCTGATTCAAGCTGCTTGATACACTTGCAGGTGTAGCGGTAATCTTTAAGTTTCTGCTTTGTCATTCTATCACTCCCCATAGTATCCGAAATCGTACAAATCATCCTCACGCACAATTTTTAACTCACCATCTCTTGCCTCTACAGCCCACAGCTGAGGATAATCTTCCGTCACAAGAGCTGTGACAAGCGTAACACTGCCATACCTATTGTGGCTGGCAACGCAACCGGGTCTCATTTCGCACTCGTAAAAACTACTCATTTAAATTTCTCCTTTCAAATCCTTCCTCGCCGGTCATCAGCTCGATACACCTCAGCGCAAGCATCAGCTTGACATCGTGATTTCTTGTGCTGTTGATCTCACATCTCAGCTCGTCCGACCTTCGTATATTCTCCTGGTATCCGACCTCTGCCTCGTGATTTTTCCGTGCTTTGTCTGCGTCCTTGCGATAATCACAAAGATATGCGTCCTTGCGCTCTTTGCAAAGCCCCTTCGGAAGCTGACCGCTGCGGTAGATACTGCCGAGCTGTGACAGCTTATCGAAGTATTTATACTCGGCAGGCGGAAAGTCGGTATAATCAAGTGTGTTTTCGTATGCCATATGCTCCAGCCTTTCAAATGTTGCCGGATCATTGAAATTTATCTTCTTCATAATATCTTGTTGCGGGTGTTGCGGGTTTGAGCCGTTTTCCAATACCTTTTATATATATTTATTTTTTTTCATTTTCCGTATGAAAGGTTAGAAAAACCCGAAAACCCGCAACAACCCGAAACACCTCCTTATCCGTCAAGTGAAATTCCGATATAAAACTTAGCGTTTGTGTTGCCCCTGCGACTGCTCGTTTTCGGAAAACGCTTTGCAAGCTCTATGCCAAACTTCGTATTTGACATCTTATACTCGTTATTGTCATCGCACCACTGCGCATACGCCGCATAAAGCACGTTAGCCTGCACATAGCAGTCCTTGCCCTCTGTGCACCTGTCCTCGACAAAAGCGGAGATAACATCCATCTCTCTACGGTACTCCTTGACCATAGCGACTACCGCCTTCGGCATATGCAGTCCCTCAGCCTGATACAGTACGCACCCCTCTACTGCCCAGCGGAAGATAGCGGGCAGCTCACGGCACAGCTTATATTTAAGACGTGGGTCTTTCTTTTCTTCGGGTATCTGCACAGTGAACGGTATCATATGCACTCTGCGCCAGATACCTATGTCTGTGCCTCTGATTATCGGCTTATGATTCGTCGCCATCCACAGTTTGAATTCGGGCTTGAACTCAAACTCATCGCCGTACAGCTTGCGGGCAGTAACTATATCATCGCCTGTAAGCTGCTTCAGCAGACCCTCGTTGATACGCACGCCCTCGTTAGGTTCTACAGACGTAACAAACCTTGCGCCTTTAAGACGTGCTATATCGCTGTTTATGGCACTGCTCTGATTACTGCGTACCATTATTGTTTCCGGCTGGATATTGCTTGCGTAGTCGCCCATAATTGCACGGATAATATCAAGAAACGTTGATTTTCCGTTTCTGCCCGTGCCGAACAGGAAGAATACACATTGCTCCGCCGTTGAGCCTGTCAGCGAATAGCCGACCGCCTTCTGAACATATCGTATAAGGTCCTTGTCGCCGCCGAATATCTCGTCAAGAAATTTCAGCCACTGCGGACAGTCGGCATTGCTTGTGTACTCAGCCGACGTGATACGGGTGAAGTATGCTTCCGGCTTATGCTCACTCAGCGTACCGCTTTTCAGGTCAAGAACGCCGCTCGGAGTATTAAGCACCATCTTGTACTTATCCATCTGTGCCGGCACTATCGGAACGTGATGCTGTGCTTCCTTCAGCATTGCAGATTTCGATTTGTTGCTTCGGCTTGATTTCAGGTGTTTTTCAAAGCTCTTTGCCATATCTCCGCCGTCCTCAGCGTCCATCTGCTCGTATGCCTTAGCCTCTGCCTTCATCGCAAGTACAGCCTTATCGGCTATGCGCTCTATTGTTCCGCTGTTGTCGTAGCACCACTTCCTGCCGTCATAATACAGCCAGCGCTTATCTATATAACTGTAGCGGATCTCCCTACCGAACAGATCTATAAGCCGTTCTGCGTTCCCTGTATCGTCAAATGTGTACAGCTTTACAGGCTCGTCCTGCGCAGTGTCGAGCTTTGCGTGTACGGCAGAGCTTTCACCTGTGAACTTTGCCGTAAACTGCGGTGATCTCTGTGCAGGTTCGTATACCTTTTCACAGTCGGCTATGGCTTTTTGTATCGTTATAGCGCCGTAGGTACTGCCCGACTGCCGTCTGTCCCATTTCTCACGCATAAGCCCCGACTGTCTGTATATACAGTCCATCATATCCGCATCACACCTGCACCAGAACGCAAGCATATTACAAAGCGCCATATCAGCCTCAGACTGTGACACATATCCTGAATAATCGCCCTGCATAAGTGCATTGAAGCGTGGTGCGTTCTTTGCTTTTCCGGCGAGAGTTATAATATCATTTGCGGTTGCCGGAAGTGCCGGTACATAAGCACGGGGTACAGCGGAAGGCTCACGCCCTCCGCCTATGTACTTCTCATGCAATGCCTTTATGGCTTCCGTACACTCGTTTATATCCATATATTCGGCGCACGGATTGCCCGTCATAACGAAAAATCTGCCTGTTTCGTACATTTCGACATTGCCTCGTCTGCGCCCCTGCTTCGGCAGGTTTCCTTTGCAGATTATGTGAATGCCTTTGCCGGACTGCGACAGCTCGGTATATGACTGGAGAGTTGTTATAAATTCGGTGATAATGTTGTTTTCGCCGGTTTTGAATGCGGCTATCTCGTCACCCACTCCGTCAATATCCACACCGAAATACTCGCAGTTTCCGAACATGAATCCGATGCCTGCGAAACTTGCCGAAGCCGCTACAGCCGTATTGAAATCCGACCATGTGGACGGATCGTTTGAACGAGCCGGATCACCCGTATGAGGGTCGATCGGAAGTTTTTTTATCTTACCGCCTGCCTCATCGGGTACAGCCTGCCAGCACACCCAGTTTGAGAGCTTTTTAAGCTCATTGGGAATATATTCGTACATTATTTCCCCCATCAGAACGGATAGTCACCGTCATCTTCCGTAACTGCTTCCGTTGTTGTGGTTGCCGCAAAGCTCTCGTTTTTCGGTGCTGATACGGTATCGGCGGTCACGGCGGTCTTGAACTTATGCTTGCAGTCGGGGTGCTGTGTCGGTTCAAGATAGCTTACCTTTTCTCTTGTGATGCCCTTATCGTCCGTTTCGTGCTTTACTACAGCTATCACACACTTGCCGACAAGATCGTCGCAGTATTCCGCAAGATCCTTGTATTCCTTGCCGTCAGTGAGCTTTGCGGCCTTTCCTACTGCCATAAGTCTGCCAAACGTATAACCGTTTACCGCAAGGTCTTCCTTTGTAGGCTCTTTAGCCTTCCATATCTGATAAAACAGGCAGGCATTGCCGTATTTTTGCTCCGGAATATCATTCCTTATCGTCAGTCTGAAGCTCAGCGATGTACTGCCGCTCTTATATGTTTTCTCGTCTACGCTTGTGATTATCGTTTCATATCTGCCTTCGGGCTTGAGTGCACTTGTAGCCGCTGAATTGTTCTGTGAAAATGCCATATTATTTATCCTCCGTTATAAGTCTTATTGCGTCTTCTGTGCTTCTGCATATACCTGCAACAGCACCCGAACGGCGCATCTTTTCAATAAAATTCTTCTGTTCGGGGCGAACACGTCCCGTTTTTGTCTTTACCTCTATGAATATTGCCTTTCCGTCCGACTGCCTTACGCCGAACAGGTCTGAAAATCCGACCGGTATGCCCGTGTCGAAATATCTGCCGTCAAATGTTCTGCCCTTGCCAACGTTAATGCGGAATATCACACAACCGTTCTCGGACAGCGCACGTCTGACAGCATTCTGGATACTGTGTTCTTCTGTCAATAGATAAAACCTCTCTTTCTTGCTTCGTAAAACGCCCAGCCCCTCTGATACCCTTTCTTCTTTGCGTATGCAAGCAGATCGGAATAGGACGAACAATCATCGGGACTGCTGAAATCCAGCCTGAAGCCCTCGATATGAATAAGCTCGGTGCTTTCGCTCGTTTCTATCTCACGGCTCTTTACCGGGAAAACATATCCGCAATGAGGGCAGATACAGGGCTGACCGGGCGGCGGCGCTCCGAATGTATAGTAACATTCGGGACACTGTTTCACCTTTTCGGCATTCTCCGCAGCTTCTTTCTTTATGTTGCGCTTGCGCTTTTCAAGCGACCACAGGCGGTCATCATCGGGCATTCCGAAGCGTGCGTAATTGCCGACATGATCAAGAATTATCGTGCGCTTGCCCGGTCGATAGCGCATACATCTCATTGACTGCTGAATGTACAGCGTAAGAGATTGAGTGGGACGGAGCAATATCGCACATTCGCAGTCGGGAACGTCAAAGCCCTCCGATATTAAATCGACATTGCAAAGTATCGTTATCCGTCCTGCTCTGAAATCCGAAATAATACGATTACGCTCTGCATCGGGAGTTGTACCGTCAATGTGTACGGCGTTTATGCCTGCTTCTCGGAACGCTTCGGCGGTAGCAAGCGAGTGCTTAACGCTTGAGCAGTAGCAGACGGCTTTCTTACCGTCTGCAAGCTGTCTGTAGTATCCGATAACATCACCGAATACAGCCTTTTTGATCATCGCCTTTTCAACGTCCGCCGTAACGAACTCGCCCATTTTGATATGAAGCCCCGACAAGTCGGCTACGGACGGCGCATAGTAGTCATACGGCGCAAGGCAGTTGTGATCAATAAGCCATTTGGTAGACGGCCCGATTATCAGCTTGTCGTTGACATCACCCAGACCGTCACCGTTCAGGCGGACAGGCGTTGCCGTTACCCCCACACGAAGCACATCGGGGAAAGCGTCATAGATTTTCTTGTACGACAGCGCAAGGCTGTGGTGATTTTCGTCTGTAATGATAAGCGCAGGCTTCAAAAGCTTTTTTATCCGCCGTGATGCCGTCTGCACCATCATCACGTCACAGTAGTTCATATCAACGCCCCAGCGTATGAACGTCCTTATTATCTGCTGAACAAGCTCCTGCCTGTGTACAAGAAACAATACCTTTTTCCCGTTGAATGTAGTCCGCCGTGCTATCTCTGCTACTATCACCGACTTACCGCCGCCGCACCCGAGAACAATGCAGGGAGCGTGATAACCCTCACGCCACGCCTGCCTTGTCTGCTCGACAAGCTCACTCTGATACGGCCTTAGCGGCATTCTGCTTTTCGACCTCCTTCTTAGCACACGCTATGCACAGCTTTCTGCCGAATTTTGCAACCGAGCTTTCAACCATTTCCGCTACCGTATGCTTAGGTGTCGGCATAATGACAGCACCGCATTCTTCACATCTGTCGGGCTCTGCACCCTCGCTGAGCCATGCGCCGAGCTGAGCACCTAAATCTTCGGTGATAACACCCGACCACTTATCGAGGAATGTTGTGTCTTTTGAAAGACTTGCGATATGCTCCCGATTTATCTGAAATGCTATGTCAAATTCATACTCGGTGTTATCACGCTGTACCGGCGCAAGTCCTATCTTGACGGGAACAGTCTTGCCTCTGTCGTTGATTTCCATAGCATAGCCCATCTTGGTACGCAGTGTAATGATTGTGTGGCAGTTGACCGACAGTATGGTATTGACAAGATTGTTCTGTATCTTTCCTGCCTCGTCCCATGCGGTATAATCGTTCTTTCCCTGACGCTGTGCTATCTGTGATTTGATGTCAAGCACTCCGCCCTCGTTATCCCATGCGTGTGAAAAGCTGTCCACTATTATTACGCCGTCCTCACCGACCGCCTCAGCCGCCTGTCTGACGTACTCTATGTACTTTTCGGGCGAATACGGCGGTGTAAGCGGGGCATAGAGAAATTCTCCCGTGCCGAGATCGTGACGATCGGCATAGAATCTGCCACGCTCGTGTTCTGTATCTATAAGGGCAACCTTACCCCAGTTGCCTGTTATGCCCTTTGCGAGATAGAGCGACGAAAGCGTTTTACCGCTTCCCGACGGTCCCATGACCGCAATTCTCGCCTTTGATTTCTTTCTTGTTACGGGTGTAAATATATTGCTCATAGCTACCTCACTTTATCGTTATATACGGCTTTTTCTCAAGATGTACGGCAGGGAGCTTTTCTCCGCTGTCGAGCAGCTTCTTGACCTCTGACTTGCATATGGTCGGTTTGCTGTACTTTATCAGCGATTCGTTGAATGTTTCGGCATAGTCAATAAACTTCCGCTCATCGTCAATAATCACACTGTCACGTCCCTCGGAGAACGTTATTTTTGCTCTCGGCATATCGACCTTTTTCAGTTTCATCGCCTGCATATCCTGTAGCAGGCGCTTTTTCAGGAACTCTGCCTTTTTACGCTTGGTTTTTGCTCTTGCCGTCTGTTCCTTAGCTTCAAGCTCGTGGCTGTCCGCTTCACGTTCAAGGTTTTTAATGAAGCAGGCGACGTTTTCGGCCTTTTCACTGAACTCACCCTCGATGCCTTCGAGAGTGTCAAACCACATCGTCAGCATATCGGCCTTGTATGCTTCAAGGTCAGCAATGACCTCGCCGTCATCGTCTATATACTCACCGTCAGCATTGGTGTCCGGTTCGTAGTCATTTATAGCATCAAACGCATCGAAAAGTTCGGCAAACCTGCCGGTTATATCATATAATGTACTGCTCATACGATTTCCTCCGTCATTTTCTCAAAAAACTGCTTTGCTTTGCTGACAAACAGATCGTGATTACTGTCTGCGGAATTATTGCCGATAAACTCGCAGAGCCGCTTTGCCGCATCAATGGCAGTGGCAAGATACGCTTTAAACGTTTCCTTGCTGTCGGGTACTGTCACCGTAAGTTCCGACTGCTCACGCTTAGCAGCTTCAAGTTGACTGCGGAGTTCTTCAAGTTTCTTTTCGCTTTCGGCTTTAAGACTGTTCATCTGCTCCGTATGCTCACGGTTTAAGCGGATAGTATCCTGTAATGCGTCCTCCTGCACCTTGTCAAGCTGCTGCTCGTAAGTTTTGCAGATATTATCAAACGCTGTCTTGTCCATAACACCGTCCTTAGCCGGCTCGACCGCAACTTCAACAGGGCGGTTTTCAAGCTCCTTTATCTCGGCTTCGAGTGCCGCTATCTGCTGTGACAGTGCGTTCTTGGCTTTTTCAAGTGATTTCGCCTGCTGAGCGGCGGCGGATGCTTCGGCTTCGGCGGCGGACTTATCGGCTACCGCCTTGTCCTTTTCCGCTTTTATCTGCCGTATCTGCTGTTCAAGCTCACGGACGGAGGTGTTCTCAAGGTCGTTCTTTTCGGTTATCTCCGTGCGTTCTTCTTCGGAGAGCTTAGTAAGCAAGTAAAGTTTTGTTGAGCCAATTTGTGACATCGATGTCACAAAATCTTTTGGAAGCTTTTCGGCAGTATCAATCATTCTGTAAACCTGTCTGCGAGTGATTTCTGTTTCCTGTTCGCAGTAATCCTCGAATGTGTTATACCCTAATTCCTTATAGAGCTTGCTGTCCCTCATTTCTTTAAAGCCCTTGCACATCTCATACAGGCTCTGCTGTGCTACCTGTGCCGCCGCTTTGATGTGGTAGTTAAGATTTACCGCCTTAACGTAATCGTCTGTTACCGCCTTTTCTGTATCCGCAGGCGGTGTGCGAAGTCCGGGAATTATCATTGTTTTTCTCCTTTTTTTCGTGCCGCCTTGTACTCATTGTACATTTTCCGGTACTCATAGCTCTTTCCGAAAATATTCCATGCCGCTTTTACAACGTTCGGTTCATACGGCTGTATCTTCTCTAAATCCTCAACTGCCTTGTACGATATAGGACAACCACAGCAGCCTGTACGTGTCAGTCCGTAAACCTCGTAGGCATCAGAGTAGCAAATATTATATGTATTCTTATACCACTCCTTGTCCTTGTCGGTTACATAGAACAGCGGACGCAGACGATATTGTCCGCTACTCGTTTCGGTGAAACACATTGTTGTGCAATCCTTGCGCGGCACAGAACGCATTCCGCCCTCGTCACGACGCTCTCCAGTGATTATCATTTGGTAATCTTTCTGAACACGATGTGCGACCTGCTTTTTACAGTAATCACAGCATTTTGCACTTATCTTGAAATCGGGAGGATATTCTCCTATAAAGTCACGCATATACTTTGATGAGTTGATAACGAGCTGAATATTAGGTCTGGGCTCTCCGGCAGAATTACAGCAGCAAAGAAAGTTAATCAGGCTTTCGCATTTGGGATAACGCTCTTTAAGCTCTGCACGCTTTGCCGCTTTATCCTCTGCCTGTTCGTATTCATCGGCGATTGACAGCGGCACGCCTTTTTTCTGCCATTCAGACAGCCCTGCCGACATTATTTTTGAGACAAACGGAATACCGTATGTTCTTGCCGCCTGAACTATACCGATTTTGGGACGGACAGTCTCAATTTCAACGCCGTATTTCTCAGCGGTTGCTTTTACGTGGTCTTTGGTTGCTTTCATTTCAAGCCCGGTGTTAAAGAACACATATTTCACAGGCGGAATGGATGGAAATGCGCTCCGTGTGCGCTCAATAACATCTATGAGAATATCACTGTCGGCACCGCCCGAATAAGAGCAAATTGCTTTTGGGTTCTGAATTAACCGCTTGGCGATTATGCTTTGTATCGCCGTGAATTTAGCAGGCGGTTCAAAATCCGCATACGCAGGTCTTTCTGTATAAACCCTGCTTTTATAGTTTTCTTCCATTGACTTTTCCTCGTTTCCGTGCTATAATAGCACTGGTTAATATTTGCTTTGCTCCCTACGGGGAGCTCTTTTTTTTACTCTTCGTCGCTCTCAACGTCATATCCGCAGTCGGGGCAACATGGCATCGTCTCCCACGCAGGATACCCGTGACACTCGCCACGATACTCGGTGTAGTGGCCGAGTTCTGAAGACGAGCCTGTCCAGTCGCAACGTTCGCATTTATACACGTTTCTTTCCTCTCTCTTAATCCGTATCTACATCAATCCCGGTGATCTCTTTGAAAATAGCTTTGTCGAAGTTCGGGATTGCTGTGATAATTGCCTTTTGACAGTCAGAAAGCTCACGCCACCAAAGAACGGCACATTCGGAATCATCCAGTTTTTTCAGATAACCGTCCGTAGTTTCAGCTTCCGGGTGTGATGCCTTTTCTTCATCCGTCATATCGTCAAGCAAAATGTATTCAAGCACATCACTCGGAATCTGATTCAGAAGGTAACGGGCTTCACTATTCAGCCAATCACGGTAAGTCCATTCAGAAGGCTTATTGAACAGGTAAATTTTCGGTTCAAATGTATTAAAACAACCGTTGGAAAAGTTTGCTTTGTTCCAATCGCCGCTGTTCCAATCGCCGCTGTTCCGATTGCCGCTGTTGCAATTGCCGCTGTTCCAATCGCCGCTGTTCCGATTGCCGCTGTTGCAATTGCCGCTGTTCCAATCGCCGCTGTTCCGATTGCCGCTGTTGCAATTGCC